ACTAATGGGTTGCTATTTATAAATGGTATTTTTGAGTGTTATACACTAGAGGACCAGTATCAAGCAGTAAAAGTTATGCACGAAACCTGCATACCTGAAGGCACATACGATATAAAATTTAGAAAGACAGGTGGCTTTCATGCTAAGTATTCAGAGAGATACAAGAACGCACACTATGGTATGTTACACATACAAGATGTGCCTAACTTTACCTATATTCTTATACATACTGGTAACACTGATGAACATACATCAGGTTGTTTAATTGTAGGTGAAACACAACAAGACTTAGAAGTATCTAAGGATGGGTTTATCGGCAGTAGCACTGTGGCGTACAAAAAAATGTATGCAAAAGTGGCAGGTCAGTTACTACAAGGTAAAGATGTAAGCATAGAATATACAACTATTAATAACTTACTTGAAAATAAACCTACTGTTGATAACAAAGCTAAAGACCATACTGTCTTAGCTAGCACAGTGTTTGAAAAACTACAAGAAATCAATGGCAATGTTCTACAAACTAACGCAATGTTAAAAGGTAGATTGATACAATGAGCTTGTTTGAGAAATCAAATAGAAGAAGAAACCGAGACGGCACATTCAAGAAGGATGTGGGGTGGACTCCTTGGTCTGAATCATGGGAGTATAAGATGAGTGAAGACTTAAAAGATATGTTAGAGCGTACTGCTTGGACATTCATTGAAGCCTTTATTGGTGCTTTAACTGTAGCTCCACTAGTTGGTGTAGACGCTGAAGTACTTCAGTTAGCTGCATTAGCAGGTGGTGGTGCTGCACTCGCTGTTGTGAAAACATACGCTAAAAAACAAATTAGTGGTGGTTCACAAACAGTTAGTAAGTAATTGATATAGCAAAGCCGAGGGTGTTATCCTTTCTACCTCGGCTCTTGCTTGCTTTAAATTAGAAGGGTGCTTCTCCTTGTTTAATATCATCTAATGATTTAGCCTTTGGTAAAGTCATACCATTTGATACTGCAGCATAGTCTTTCCAACTATTTGGTGTTGATTTATTATCCATCCACCAAGACTTAGCAAATACCCTACCATCTACAGTGTCACCTGCAGTACAGTTACCCATAGCTGTACATCTAAAGTCAGGGCTTGTCGGTTTAGTCTTTTCTTTGTCTGTATAGTACTTGACCATTGAACCACATATGCATAGTAATCCTTTATCATTGATTGCAGGCTCACCACTATTATGCTTATCAAACTTTACATCACCAAAACCAGCATCTTCAATTTGCTTTGCAGGAGAAGTAGTAGAAGAAGCCCCTGACTTCTTAACATCCTCTACTACTTTTTTCTCCTTTTGTTTTGGCGGTGTGGAAACAACCTTTGACATTTCTTCTCTACTAGGTCTTTTCTTATTAGACCCTTGATACTTCCAGTTAGCTAATGCTCTACCTATAGCAGATGTCTCACAGTTTTCCATCCATGCATCTGCATTAGCAAAGCCACCTTGACCTTTAGTTTCTTGTGCAATACCTGTTACTACAGGTAATACTTTCTTTTCATCTGTATATATCTCAGCTTTTATTGATACACATGACCCGTCATCTGTGATATGTACAACGTTGGTTTCAATACGCCCATTAGGACAATCATCCCAAAACTTCTTGAGCCTATCCTCCACCATTTCATATTCATTTAAATTAAATTTAGCCACATCGCCTCCTTTGACTAATCTATTCTTCTTCTAATTGAATGTTATCTAAACGAGTAACGCCTACTTTTAAAAGCACTTGCTCGTATTCACCGTCAGTTTCAATCAAGAGTTTTGGTATAGTACCAACTCCTGCAAACTCAACAGCTTTAACATTTAATGTTTTTGCCATATACTATTCCTCTAAGTTAACCAAGTATTCTGCAGTTACACCTTTATCAGGTTTCACAAACAAACAAAACTGCGATGGTCTACCCATACTTGCTAATTGTTCTTGTGCATAACTGTTGTAACTTTCAGTCGAACCATTTACCCATACACGTACATCATTAATATATAGTGATGTTGGTGTGTGATAATGTCCTGCAACTGCGTGTGTAAAGTCTTCCATCAAGCCATTTGCTGCAAGAGCTTTCCAACCTAGTATTTTTTTATTGTATCCGTAAAACGGAACGCCCATTGAACCACGGATATTATCTCCATGGAAACAAAAGAATTTAGCTTTTTCACCAAGATTAGCTACGGTGTACCAATGATTGTCAACACCTTCAGGGATGATAAAGTTTATTCTCTTTTCATCCTTGAACATAGTCTGTAGTATCTTTCCTAACATTCTATCAGCATTCGTTTCGGGATTGTAATCTCTGCGTGACCTACCCCCTAGAGCACCGTGATTACCTATCACCCAGTATACATCTACTTCTTGAAAGTTTTCCAACAAGATACTTAAAAAACTATGCATCATTCGTGGACCATCAACTGTTACCTGCCTATATAAAGAACTGTCTATTAAATGTGCCTGCCCTGGAAATATAAGCTCTCCTTCAACAATATCTCCTAAACAAAGTACTGCACATTTTTCTACTTTATGTGTTGCTCTTTGTATTTCTGCAAGTTTTACAATCTTATGTGCGTACCTTACAACTCTTTCCTCAGCTACTAAACTGTCGTAGTCTGGGGTTCTCTTTGCGAGTTGTATATCTGATAGTAACGGCACACAGATTTCCTCTTGTATTGTGGATTTTTTAGATTTAGCAGGTTTGCTAATTTTAGGAAGTGTAAGTGTAGACATACCATCTCTTGCACCTTGATAAACTGCCTCAATCATATCAGCTTTCTTATCTTTAAGCTTATCTATTTGTTTAAGCAATCGCTCATTGGTACTCTTTAAGTCTTTAATTCTATCGCTCTCAGCTTCAGCTAAGAGGTCTGCTAGTTCTTTATGGTTAGTTTTTTTCGGCATATTGTTTCTCCAAATCTGCTAGCCATAAACGAACACGGCTACGAGAAACTACAAAATCATATTCTCGTTCCAATATTTCGCTAACTATTCTAGCGTTAGCTTTAGTGCCTTCTGTTGCAACCCTTTTAGATAATGTTTCGATAAAAGGAATAGCCTTAGCAGGTATTCTTTCATACCAATGGACATTACCACCATTGATTTTTCTTGTTGCCTCATCTATTAAAGATGACACCCCTGTTTTGTTATCTGAATTACTCATGAGCTTATTGTAATGTGATTGTGATTTAGTTGCAAGTTTATAAAAATAAATATGATTGTGCATATGCATATGCATATAAAAAGAAAAAATAAAAAAATGTGGGTGCTTTCACACCCACACTTTACACGGCAATAGGAACGAGAGTATTCCTATTTCTTTACTGATAGCTGTTTAGCTACCTCTTTTACCATATCTACATTTTCAATAGGTATGATATTATTCTTTAACATAAATCGTTCTATCTCTTTTACTCTCTCATGAGATAGAGTTTCAACCCTACCTGTGCGTTCACTAACACCAATAACTTGTTGGTCTGATACCCATATTCTTGGCTCAGGTTGTTCAGCTAGTAACTTCAATGCTTCAAAGTCAACTGAGTTAGCACTATACTGATTTAGTTTATTGATAGCTTGTCTACTCATACTGCCGTTGTCGGCAATAATACGAATATCTCCATCATAACCTTCATGTTTTCCGTGATAACCTACATATCCAGCTATCCAACTTGCAGGTAATAGATTAACTATTTCCTCTACATCATCAGAATAGAAACCCATACTTCCAGAACAATCAATCATCATACTTCCACCTGCTATTGTTTTCCTGCTTTGAAAAACTTTTCGGTCGGTAGTAAGTCGGTGCATATTCTTAGGAACTACACCTGTATCATTGTTTCTCTTTCTAAGTTCTCTGATAGCTTTGTGTATCTTAGCATCAGGACTAAACCTATGTACTTTAGCTTTACCATGTACACCACCTTGATTAGTCATGTGGTCTACAAAATGTCTTTCATGGTTTCTATCAGCTTCCTGCATAATTTTCTCTTTGAGTTCATCACTCAAT